CGTTTATCTGCCATTGAATCTCTAGACACTAGGTTTACTACTGAAGTTCCTGTGCCTGTTAAATGTAATCTAATTGTTTCTACCCAATCTGCTGGTATCTGCATGTATTCATCTGCGGCTGATTGTTGTCCATTTGAACGTGCTTCCATTCTCCAATGTCTTACGTCTCTATTAATCTGAGCTTCTGCTAGTGCAACAAAATCAGGTATGACAGACGTAAGGTCATCTCTGTTTAAAAAGTCCGCAATAGACGCTTTTAATCCTGTGTAATTCGTTAGAGCCATAGTTAATATCTACCCTCATCTTGTACTGCATATCCATTTAATGGTGAGCCAGTTAATCCAGCTCCGAAGATAGCTTTTTGTTCATCAGTCATACCTGACATTAATTGTTTAACTCGGTCTTGCTCTGTTGCCGATAAATTTGCAAACTGTGTATTAAATTTAGTGCGGTCTACTGTCTGTGGGTTTGGACTCATCTCACCAGTTCCAGCATAGTTCATACTACCATCAGCCATGACTGTGCCATCCGGCATTCTATGAAATCCTTGTGGTACTACATTCGGAATTGTTGGAGTTTTACCGGGCATGAACTCAGGCATTGCACCTACTGACGCTCCGGCTTCTGCCCCTAAACCAAGATTGCTAGTATTAGGTTTCATTTGACCATCAGCAGTAATACCTTGGATGTTTCTCATGTTTTGTATAGCTTGACCACTTAAAGGTGCATCACCAGTAAAGGTATAACCTTCTGTGTTACCATCTACTTCAAAATCGTAGTCAAATTTCTTTCGATTAGTATTCTTATAGTTTATAACTGCATCAATCAAACCACTATCACTTTCTTCACTTCCAAATTCTTTTGCTAAAAAATCACGCTCGGCTGGGGTATCTAATCCTTTAGCACCAACACCGCCCATCACGCCTTCTGCCTCGCGACCAGCATATTTACCTTGTAACATTGCTAATATTTGGTCAAACGTTAAGTCATCGTCCATGGTGTCTCCTGTCTAATTAAGCGTAAGTATATCAGTTGTTCTAAGTTGTATCAATTAATCTAGTAATCCTCTTTTCTCTAAGTTCATTAACCTTTCATGTGTCAGTAAACCAATAGGAGGACTTTGCATTGTCAACTTTCTCATATCATTATCAGTCATGTTAGCGGCTGTCATAGGAGAGCCATCTGCTTTTGTATTGTCTACTAAATCTAAGATATGAAGACCACGTTGTTTTTCATTCAGTATTCCAGCACCTTTACCTCTTATAGTATCATCGTATGATAAATGACTTCTTTTTCCAACTACACCATCTTTCATATCCATAACACCAACAGATTGCAATGTGCCTTGTGCTTTATTATATTGTTTAGGGTCTGTATTTGCTAGTCTTGCTGTTGGATATGATAAGACTCCATTAGCATCGCCTTTTACTAACTTACCACTTGTGTCTCTAAAGTTTACATCTATGATACGTGCTATTTCTTTTCTCTCACTACCTGTAGTTCCTTCTAATGGGTTATCAGATTTAGCACCTTTCCATTCTTTATTGATTGCACGTATATAAAACTGACCTTTTGAATTTTTAACACTTTCTTTTGATGTAGTTTTTATGAGTTCATCTAATATTTTTAGTTGTTTAGCGTTTAATCCGTTGATGGCAGAGTTGAGCATTGTTTTGGTAACTTGATGTGTGAAGTCCATACCAGTTGGTGACAAACTAAAAGGCATTAACAATGGGTCTTTCTTGTATAACTGTCTAGCTTCTCCAGCAGATTTCATTATCTTGTTTACCGCATCCGTTGCTGAAGCCCACAGATACTCTCTATCTACGTTTTCTTCGATAAACATAAAATCATTACCAGCTTCTCGTTTCACACCTTTGCCATCTGCACCAAGAATACTATGACCGTTTACACTTGTCATGATGTCACCACCGGCTGTATTGTCAACCATAGTTCCTACGATTGGATAACCTTCTAAATCTCTTATGTCTAATACAGGAGTATATATTAAACTGTTATCCTTGGTTTCTATCTGAACGTCCATGAGTCCTTGATTGATTTTGTCTTTATCTGATTTCCTAGTAGCAAACCGGTCATCTATAATTTCACCAAGTGTAGAGCCAACAGTTATTCTGTCACCTGTGTTTTTAGTTATGTCTATGTCTTGTCTCTTTAATACTTTAGTAATGTCGGTGTTGTATAGGACATAGTTAGAGGATTGTGGGTCAGGCTTGCCAGCATACTTAGCGGCAGAGTTACCAAGCTCATCTAAGAACTTCATACCCGGTATTCCATTGTCATTTAAGTATTTTGAGGCCGCTCTCTCTGCACCAAAGCCTCCTACTTCATCAGCAAATTGTTCTGTTAACGTTTCATAAAATTCTTTACCAGTAGATGTATCACTCATGTTATTCTGTCGCATCAAGTCTTGCACATTCTTAGGCTGACCTGTTAATGGCAATTCTCTACGTATCATCGAAGCAACAGCTTCATCACTTAAATCTATTTCATATAGTTGGTTTAAAGCACCATCGAACTCAAGCTCTACATCAGATAGAATTTTATTGGCTTGTGCTATACCTTCAATATCACCTTTAGCTTTTAAGTCTTTCATTATCTCTTTTCTAATTGTGTCAGGATAAACACCATACGATAAGTCATCCCATATTCTAGTTTCTATTGGAGTGTTGCTTTTCATTTCAGACATTAGTTTTGCATTTGTCATCATCTCATTGTCATGTCTTGCAAATCTTTTACCTGTGTCTTTATTCTCTGCAACATATAACCCATGACCTTGAACCTTAGTACCTGAGTTACTACCAACCTTGTCCATGTCTAATTTAGTATATCTAGCACCTGTGTTTGTGCCTTGGTAAGTAATGACTGGTATCTTGCTTTCACCGAATTTAGATAAGCTAGGATTAAGATTAGATTTCAACACACCTGACATGATTGACTCCATAGGGTCTTCACCTATAAGTGCTACTAGTGTCTTTTGTAATGCTGGTTTAAGTGCTGGGTTCTTAGCAAGTTGAGCTAACTTAACTGCACCTACTCCACCACCAGCCAAGATAGATAATACTTCTACTGGATTGTTAGCAACTGCATTAGTAAAGCTATCTAAATCTTTAAACGTGGCTTTAAGCATGCCACCAAATGCATCAGCTACTGCACGTTGTTCTTCACCAATTTCCTCTGCTCCTACTAAGTTAAGAATACCACCGGTTCCTAAATCCATTGCACCTTTTATCATGTGTTGTGGTGTAGAGAATACTGACTGAGCTTCATCCATAAGACCAGCAACTCCTGTAGGTATTCTTTCAACGAATCGTTCTACTTTGTTTGGGTTGTTAGATGGTTCTTTAAATCTCCAAGCATGTTGTGGTAGTGTGCGTCTTAAAGCTTCTAAATCTGCATAGTATTTGTCAACTTCTGCTTGTCTTTCAGGACTTACTTCTAACAGTCCACCAGCAAAGTTACTCACGCCCTCCCACGCACTACTTAATCCTTCACTAATGCCATCTGTTAGCTCATCCAATAAACCAGCCACTACATGATTCCTTGAGCCGGTGATTGCTGTTGCATTGTGTTTTGTTCTTGCATTAATTGCATAATCATTTGATTAAACTGTTCCATCTGTCCAGTAGCTTCTGCTTCCTGTCTCATTTGTTCAATGCGTACTAACATTTCTTGTGGTAAATTACTTAAAAAGACTCTAACTTCCGGACTATCTGTTACATTAACTAAAGCTTCCGGAGGTGTATCCATCATCTGTTGCTGTGTGAATTGCAATAACCCTTCTGCTGGCTGTGTTGGCATTATACTTTTCCTACTAATTGAATGACTGTTGGCGGCTTCATACTAGCATCACTTGATGTATGGTCTATCTGTGTCTTCTCTCCATACTTGTGTGGTACTAACTTAGCGGCTACCCATTTACGTGCATCTATCTGCAACCTTGCTACTTGAAAGTTCTGATTGTCTGCTCTATCTGCAATGTCTAAGATTTGGTCAGCACTATATTCGGATTGGATACTCTTTGCGCGCGTGTATCTGTTGGATAATCCTTCTATCTTATATAACCATCGATACCAAGTCTCAGCATTTGGAGTCCACTTCTCCTCTCTACACAATCCAATCACACTTCTACCTGACGCTATCTCTTCTAACATCTTGTCTACTAACTCTTCAGTATATATTGTAGGTCTAGCCATTTAGATACCTCTGTTCTTAGCAGTCTGTGCCGCTTGTCTAAAGTTCATAGCTGATGGTCTACCCTTCTTACCTTTCTTCTTCATAGTCTCACCACTACCATCTTTAATGCGCTGTCTCTTAGCATGTATGTTTGAGTACAGTCCAGTCTTAGCCATTTAATGTCTCCACATCTCTTAATAAATTTAAACCTACTGTCTGCTCAATGTGATTATCTATAGCAGATGTTGAATCACCTGTGACTTCAGAACAATACTCAAGCAAAGCAATATACATATATGGTAATCGTTCTAACTTAATATCTATTTCTTCAGTCAACTAACTTTCTCCAATTATCAGGAAGGTTCAGTCTAATACCTAAGTCATTTCCAACCCAAGCTATGATGTTATCTAAGTAAACACCCATCTCTTTTGTATTTAATTCTGTGGTCGATTTTAACACCACTACTGGTGAGTTGACAACCTCCTCTATTCTTATTTCTAAAAATTCTTTTCTACAGTAGTCATGAATAGCATTTTTTGTGTTGCCTGTTTCCACTAGGATTTGCTGAATGATAGACCAGTAAAGGTTATTCTGATGGCCTGTCCGAGTCATTTTGTTTGCCTTAATACTTATGACAGCTTCATCACCGCTAGTGTTCTTAAAAAAAGTTCTAGTCATACCTTCTACTATGTCTGCTTTAGGTTTGTCTCTCTTTAGTATTCTAGTTAACGTCTCACTCATAAGGTGACCTAGGTGGTGAAGGTAGTTCTGTGTAGTATTCATCTACCAACAAGGACTTAACTAACTGCCTCTTGGTTCTAGTAATAGCAAACTCTGCCATCTCTTTAATAAAATGTGGTTTGTAGTAAGGGTGTTCTAATGTGTCAAAGAGCTTATGGCATGCGTAACAGCCATAGAAGCCTATATCTTGGCCTTTACTGTCTTTAGCCTTAACTCCGGTTCCCGAAACATTTTCATGGCAAAATACAACATTCTCGTTGTTAGGGCCTGAGTCACATACATCAGAGCGAAAGGTACACGCTTTTCCTCTTGCACTACGAGTTATGGAATTTTGTTTCATTGAATCCCCAATCTATTAATATACTGATAACGTCTGCCACACAATATACCACAGCAGTATCAGCGCCAGCGTCCTCTAATTTTTCAATCATAATCTTTTGGTTCTCTGTCAATCTGCCAGCCGGATTACTATCTGTGCGTGGGCGTTTGACCTCAAGGAAGAATGCAATTCCTGACATGAGAAGACAAAGGTCAGGGATGCCACTTTTTACACCTTCTGCTTTGAACCTCCCAGCCTCTGTCATGCTTCGTTTGCCGCCATTTGGGATAGCAAAATAAAATATCTTCCGCATATCTAAATACTCACAGATAGCTTTTTGTACTAGGTGTTCATCATTTTTCATTAGTTTTTCTTTCTTTAACTCTATCAATAATCATAGTAAATTTAAGTTGGTCACACAATGCAATGATTTGGTCTTCTAGTTTACTCTTTAATTTTTTGTCTTCTATCTTAGAAAGTAAAGCCATTAGATTATGTATTGTCTCTGCGACATCTTCATTCGACATTATGTTTTTTATATACAATGACAGGCTCACCTTCCATGTAACGAGATAGACCGTATATGCTCCAATGCAATTGTTGTTTGTTTGCTTTGATGCGATGATTAAGACCTGATAAAGTTACACCCAGCATGTCAGCACATTTTTGTTGTGTTAATCCTATGCGTCTAATCTCATCCTTAATAGAGTTGTAGTGAATAATTCGTGCCATAAAAAAAAATAAGTAAAAAGAATTTATTATATCATTTTCGATATCATGCTGTAGTTTGTTTAACTTTTATTATCAACCCTGAACGCACTCCACTTCGTTCGTTTGTCTGCTCGGTGCTGAAGCACCCAAGCTAATCTCCGGTAAAGCTTAGTGATAAATCACTTTTTTTTAGAGCTGTTATCTTATCGGATAAT